TACAAAGCAAAGATTACAACAAGCAAACACAGGAGATAAAACTATGGAAGCCGTAACATCACCAACAGCATCAACATTACCTGATAGTGGAAAACGCTCTGAGTTTGATACAGGTGCAGTTAGGGATGCAATGGAAGGTAAAGGCATGCCTTCGTTGTTACCTATATCTGCACTTCGTGCTGCCTCTAAACGCTTTGAAGATGGAGCAACTAAGTATGGCAGAGACAACTGGATGAAAGGTATTCCACTTAGTAGATATATAGATAGTCTCTATCGTCACCTGTGGCAGTTCATAGAAGACGATGACAAGGAAGACCACGCAGGTGCTATCATTTGGAACGCTATGTGTCTTGTTCAAACAGACGAATGGATTAAGAGTGGCAAGTTACCTAAGTCGTTGGACGATATAAGGAAGAGGGAATGTGAAGAATCTCAACATATTAAGGAATAATTATGGATGCTCCACTTCCCTATATAAGTGCTGAATTACTCAAAGCGTTGACTGATACCTTTCCTCCAAAGGACTTTGGTACAGACAAGTCTTTGCGTGAAATAGACTTTCATCATGGGCAACGCTCTGTGATTAATTTTCTTGAGCATCAATTCAATATTCAAAACGAAAATATATTAACGAAAGATTAATTATGTGTCTATCTAGTCCTGATATTCCTAAACCTCCACCACCTCCTGCACCTCCTCCCCCTCCTACAAATATGGCTAAAGCAGTTCGCAACAAGCCGGCTCAAAGACGTAGAAGCGGTGGCAGTAGAACTGGTATCTCTTCTTTAACTATAAGGAGACCTTCAGTAAATGTAGGCACAAGTGGTATTGGTGCTAACGTATCCTATTAATGGCTGACAAAACGCTGACAGTAAATGGACAACCTTTCACGTTCAATCGTGATAGGTTTGCAGGTGTAAGAACTATGACTGCTACCATTCCATTGAGTGATAACACTACGCAGATGAAGGTTACTGTTACTGGTACTGACAGTAATGGTAATGATAACTCTGCACTTTCTGGAACGTACACAAGAGGAAGCACGACAGCTACAAACTGGAATCAGGTGGGCGGTAATGGGAGTATTTATCTTTTAAATGGTAATTGGAATTTTATTGATGGCTCTGATGGTACACCTAGTTTTACTATAAGTGTTGATGAAAATGTCGTAGTTCCTTGGCAGATAGCAAGTAGCTTTGCAGCTAATAATGTTACTCTTAGTTCTGCTGAAGAGACAGTCACAGTAGACCGCACAGCCACAGTAAAAAGTGAAAGAGCCGGTGCATCTAGTCCACTACTTAGTAAAGTAGTTGGTGGAGCAGCAGCAGCTTACTCACTTCGTGACCTCAATGAAAAAGGAGGACACAGCTTAGTTGTAGATGTTCGTAACGATAGCAATGTCACAAAAAAATTTACAGCAATAGACCTTGTTAATGGAAATCTACTAGCTCACTGTGGAAGTGGTAATGGATTTGTTGAGAAGTGGTATGACCAAAGCGGTAATGGTAATGATGCAACTCAAGCAACGATTGGAAATCAACCTCAGATTGTAAGCAATGGTGCTTTGATTTTAAGTAATGGTAGCCCATCTGTATTCTTTACTGGAGATACTAGGGACGACGAACTTGATTTTACTGATTTAACTTTGACTGACGCTTCAGTATTTACAGTAGTAAACATAGATAGTTCTGCTGACCAACAAATAATTCTTGGTGGTTCAGCATCTACATCAACTGCAACTATGATTCCTATTATGGATGATGGTAGTAGCTCTACACAAGTATATAAAAATTCTACAGTAGGTGGAGCAGAGCAAGGAAGTTCTCAGTTTAAGAACGGCTCACAGATTACATTATCTAACAGGAATGATGCTTTTGATAACTTAGCCGTTGATTCACAAATATTATTTACAATGCTTGATTTAGATGTAGCTGAAGCAAAAGTTTTAGATGGCATAAGTAGATGTCCGAGTAATGCTACAACTTTTCACTTACAAGGAAAGATGAGCGAGCTTATAATTTATAACTCTAATCAGTCAGCTAATCGACCTGCTATTGAAGCTAACATAGCTAATCAATACGGCATAACCCTTTCATAATATGTACTTACTATTTCCAACTGAAGAAGATGCATGGAGTCGCTCCGAGCAGGAGGGCATCAGCCTTGGTCTTTCTTATCATAAAGGCACTGGCGTCTCACGCTATGTTACATCTCCAAAACAAACAACTGATGGTCAGTGGGCATTAGATGTAGAGGGATATGACCTTGATGAAATCGAACAGTCTACGACTACTGAAGACGTAACATTTCCAGAACCTAACGAAGAAATATAATTTATATGCACCAGTCAGCCCAAAGTCTATATACCTCCCTTGAAGGGAAGCGTTATCAATACCTTGATAGAGCAAGGCAAGCATCCAAACTAACCCTTCCATATATAATACCAGACGAAGGGTTTGGGTCACACAGCCGACTAGAAACTCCCTTTCAGGGCGTTGGGGCAAGAGGAACTAATAACCTAGCATCAAAACTATTACTCGCACTCCTTCCCCCTAACGCCCCCTTTTTCAGACTCAATGTAGACAAGTATGCTTTAGCAGCAGAAGGTGCTGATGCAAGTATGCTCTCTGAAATAGAAGCAGGTCTTCAGCAAGTAGAAGAGTCTGTCATGGAAGAAGTCAGTCGTGAGACTTATCGAGTAGCAATACATGAAGCCCTCAAGCACCTCATCGTAACAGGCAACGCTTTACTGTATATGCCTGATGATGGCGGTATGCGTGTATTCCACCTTGACCGCTACTGTGTTGAGCGTGATGCTATGGGTAATATTCTTTATATAGCCACAAAAGAAAGCCTTTCATATATGTCCTTGAGTGACGAGCTTAAAGAGCTTGTTGGTGTACAAGGAGAAAGTGCAGATGAGACTATACATCTTTACACAGCAGTGTGTCGCAAGAGTGACCACTGGCACGTTTACCAAGACATCAATGGTGTACGCATACCTTCTTCTGAAGGTGAATATAAACTAGACAAGAACCCTTTCATTCCTCTTCGGTTCACTCGCATAGATGGCGAGGACTATGGTAGAGGATATGTTGAGGAGTACCTTGGAGACCTACAGTCTCTTGAGTCCCTCACCCAAGCTATCGTTGAAGGTAGTGCCGCAGCAGCTAAAGTATTGTTCCTTGTTAATCCTAATGGAACTACAAGAGCTAAGACACTTGCAGATTCACCTAATGGTGCTATCTCTCAAGGCAACGCAGCAGATGTATCAGTCCTTCAACTAAATAAATTTAATGACTTTAGAGTTGCCCAAGAAACTATAAATGGAATAAAGGATAGACTTGGACACGCCTTCTTACTTACATCAGGAGTTGTTCGCCAAGCCGAACGTGTGACTGCTGAAGAAATAAGAATGTTAAGTATAGAGTTAGAGTCTGCACTTGGTGGTCTTTACTCATTACTTAGTACAGAACTTCAAATGCCAATGGTCAACAGACTGATGGTAGTAATGAAGAAAAAGAAATCATTACCAGAGCTACCTAAGAATGTAGTCAACCCAGTTATCATTACTGGTGTTGAGGCACTAGGGCGTGGCAATGATTTACAGAAACTTGATTTGTTCCTAGCCGGAGCAGCACAAGTTGTTGGTGCAGAAGCAGTTGCTCAGTTTGTTAATGTGAGTGAATACTTCAAACGTAGAGCCACCTCGCTAGGTATCAAGACTCAAGAGTTAATCAAGAGTCCTGAACAGATGCAACAGGAGGCACAGCAAGCCCAACAAGCAGCGATGATGCAAGCTGCTATTCCTAATGGCGTAAATGCGATTAGTGACCAAATATCAAACGCTCAAGAAGGAGCGAATATGAATCAACAAATAAGCGAGTAATATGGAAAGAGTTGTAATACAGGAACACAGTGAGGAAGAAAATATCTCACTTGAAAAGCAAGCCGAAATGCAAGAAGAGGCTGCTAAAGCTAGAGGTCAAACTATTCAATCTGAAAGTGAACAGGCTGAAGAGACTGAGACCCCTATTGAAAATGAACGTCCAGAGTGGCTACCAGAGAAGTTTGAATCTGCTGAAGATATGGCAAAGGCTTATACTGAGCTAGAGAAGAAGCAGTCTCAACCGAAAGAAAAGAAAGAAGCTAAACAAACTGAAGCTCCTTCTAATGATGTAGTTACAAACGCTTCTGAAGAATTTACAAACAATGGGGAACTGTCTGATGAGACTTATGATAGTCTTTCACAAGTAGGTATCCCCAGAGAAATGGTAGATGCGTACATCGCAGGTCAACAATCATTAGTTGATAATCAAACTTCAGCTATCCACAATACAATAGGTGGTGTAGATGAATATGAAGCTATGGCTAAATGGGCAGGTGAAAACCTAGCCGATGAAGAGCTAGATGCTTACAACGATATTGTTGAAAGTGGTACAGTAAGCCAAGCAACTGTCGCAGTGAAAGGCTTGTACGCACAATATAAATCTCTAGGTGGTGGTGAGCCATCACTAGAAAAAGGTGGGACTTCTGCTACTGATGCCGGTGTCAAACCATTTGCTTCTGCTGCCGAGGTGACAAGAGCAATGCGAGACCCTAAGTATGCCGAAGACTCAGGATATAGAAAAATAGTTGAACAGCGACTAGCAGTTACAACAGCAATATAAATATGACACCAGAACTAATAGCTATGATAGGTGGTAGTGCATCTGGGTTTGTTTTCAAACTCATTGGTACACTTGCTGCAAACCAACAAGCAAACTTGCAAGCCGTTCTACAAAAGCAGAAGGCTTCTGATGAAAGTCACAACCAAGCAGCAAAGCGTGGCGGTGAGTGGGTAAGACGCATTATCGTAGTTACAGTTCTGTTTGGAGTTGTCGTAGCTCCATTTATATTAGCTCACAGTCCAGAAGGGATTACTGTTGGTAAAGACAGCAAGTATCTCTTCGGACTATTTAGTAGTACATCCTATGAAACCCTATCAGGATACGTCATCCTTCCGGAGATAAGACAAACAGTGTTAGCTATTGTTGGCTTCTACTTCGGTTCATCGACAATCAAATAATATGAATGAAATCTATACTAATACTAGCGTTAGCTGTGTTCCTAGTCCACCCATTAAAAGCAAATGAAACTCTGCATCTCTCCGACTTTGTGTCAAAAATCCCTTTGTGGGAAGTGTATCCGAATAGCATCCCAGAAGTTGTTGGCGATAATGGTAAAGCCTTTGGCTACTATCAAATCACTTCTATCATGGTTAAAGACTACAACCGCATCACAGGTGAAAGTCTTACGCACGAAGATTGTTTCGACCCTACAATTTCTAAAGAGATTGCTTACGCAGTATTACAACACTATTCTAAGCACATTCAAAGGCAAGGAATAGAAGTTACTGTTAAGCATTGGTTGTTTATATGGAATGGTGGTGGTGGTGCTTGGAAACGAGTAGAAACCCCACGCAATGATTATAAGCAACAACGTCTGGAAGCATACGCTAAAAGAGCTATGACCTTCCTATAACTTTCGTTGAAGATTAATAAGCACAATGCCCTCTGAGGAGGATAACATTTGGTAAGCAGATAATCGAAGACAAAACAATAAACTAAAATCAAACCCTAAAACAGAAAGACAAAAACTATGGCAAATGGTAATACATCCCCAAGTCGCAGTGGTCTTATCTCTGGCGGTTCTGATAATGATGCGTTGTTTCTCAAAGTCTTCTCAGGAGAAATCTTGACTGCTTTTGAAGCAAACAATGTCATGAAAGACCTACACATGATGAGGACAATCTCATCTGGTAAGTCTGCTCAGTTCCCAGTCAGTGGTATAGCAACTGCAAAGTATCACACCCCCGGAGTCAACATTGCTGACTCAGGTAACTCAATGTTAAGCAGCATTGGAATGAACGAGCGTGTCATCACTATCGATGATGTTCTTGTATCATCCACATTCATTGCTAACATTGATGAATTAAAGAGCCACTATGACGTGCGTTCTATCTACGCAAGCGAGCTTGGAAAAGCTCTAGCAAAACGCTTCGACATCGCAACAATGAAGACTCTCTTCGCTGCTGCCGGTGCAAGTGCTGCTGCTCCACAAGCAGGTGGCAACTCCATCTCTGGTGCAACTACTAACACTGCTGCCGGTATCATAGATGCACTCTATGCTGCTGCAACTAAGCTAGATGAAGTAGACGCTCCAAGCGAAGGACGTTACGCTATCCTTACTCCTGCTCAATACTACAAGCTATTGACATCCGACAACGTAGCTATCAACAAAGACACCTCTGGTGGCGGTGCTGATGCTGCTCGTGGTGTTGTTGCTGAGGTTGCAGGTATACAGCTTGTTAAGAGCAACAACTTCCTTGAAATCATTGCTGAAGGAAACATCTCTGGTGCAGGCACTGGTGGTTCTAACGACCAAACCAATGCTGACAATGATGATGGTTCTTCAAACAATGATGTATTCGGTGGAAGTGGCGTAGGTTACAATGGTGACTTCTCTGCTCTCAACAACAGTGGTGAGCATGGTATCCTTGTTGGTACTAAAGAAGCTATTGGAACTGTTAAGCTCCTCGACCTCGCTACAGAGTCCGAGTACCAAATAGAGCGTCAAGGTACACTGTTCGTTGCTAAGTATGCAATGGGACATGGTGTCCTTCGCCCTGAGTGTTCAGTGAAGATTCTTCCTGCATAAACTCCTATAATCTAGCCCTCCTTGGTTTATTCCTTGGAGGGCTTTTTATTTATGAAAAGAAAAGGCGTATCTTTACGAAAAGAGCATAAATCCAAGAAAGGTGGACTCACCAAGAAAGGGCGAGACTACTACAATCGAAAGACAGGTTCTAATCTAAAAGCACCACAACCACAAGGAGGAGCTAGAAAGCGTAGCTTCTGTGCGAGGATGAAGGGTGTCAAAGGAGCTATGAAAGACTCTAAAGGTAGACCTACTCGTAAAGCATTAGCACTTAGAAGATGGAAATGTTAATTATGTACAGACCTAAATTAAAAATCAAAAAGAAAAAGAAGACTAAGAAAAAGTCTACTTACGGCTACTAATGGCTACTCTAACTAAACGACAAAAACTTACGCTTGGTAAGCATAAGAAGCACCATTCTAAAAAGCACATGGATTTTATGAAGGAGCAGATGCTTAAAGGCAAATCCTTCACACAAGCACATAACCTCGCAATAAAGAAAGTAGGCAAATGAACCTTACACGCAGTCAATTAAAAATCGCATCAGCAGCTAATCCAAAGAATAAGATTACTAAAGCTGACTTTATAGCCCTCAAAAAGAAAAAGAAAAAGAATGGGAAAAATATGTCCTAAAGGTATAGCTTGGGCAAAGCGTACCTTCGATAAATATCCATCAGCTTATGCTAATATGGCAGCATCAAAATACTGCAAAGACCCCAACTATGGAAAGCGTAAGAAGCTCAAAGTTAAAAAGAAAAAGTAATGGGCGAGTTAGCGAAATGGAGAAGACAACAATGGGTACGCATTGGTACAGACGGAAACATAAAAGGTGCTTGTGGTACATCTAAAAATAAAAAGAACCCTGATAGATGTTTACCAAGACGCAAGGCTCTAAGCCTAAGTAAGTCTGAAAGAGCATCAACGGCACGAAAGAAAAAGAGAGCCGGCTCAAAGGGTAAACAATTTGTAAGTAACACTCCCAAAGCGAAAGTAAAAACTAAATCTTAAAAACATGGCAACATTAACAACCGAACTTGAAGCAGTAAACTCTATGCTAGGTCATATTGGGGAAGCCCCAGTGAACAGCATAAGCACCACTAACTTACCTGTTTCGGCTTCTACCGCTAAGTCTGTTCTCAATGAAATAAGCAAAGAAGTACAGACCGAAGGGTGGCACTTTAATACTGAAGAAAATGTTAAGTATTCTCCTGTAGGTGGTTCTATAACTTTGACTGATGACATCATTCAGTTTGACCCAGTAGATACAACTTTAGATATTGTTCAGCGTGGAGCAACTCTGTTTGACCGCAAGAATAATACAACGACTTTCACAAGCGACCTGACAGTAAACCAAACTCGTTTACTTGCTTGGGACAGCTTACCAGAAGTAGCTCGTAGATACATCACACTAAAAGCATCTAGGATATTCCAAGGGCGTTTAGTTGGCTCTAAGGAACTAGAAGCGTTGATTGCTCGTGATGAATACGTTGCTCGTTCTAACCTACAAGAAGCCGATGGACGTACTTCTGATAGGACTATCTTTGACAACTATGACGCAGCAGTTAGAGTTGGTATCAATCGTAACTACGATTTATCTTAATGGCATTACTTAATACTTCTCTCCCCAACCTAATTGGTGGTGTATCTCAACAACCTGACTCAGTTCGTTTTGAAGGTCAGTGTGAAGAGCAAACTAACGCTATCAGTTCTGTTGTAGATGGATTAAGTAAAAGACCCAATACTAAGCACATAGCAAAGCTAGTAGCTTCTGTATCTGATGATAGCTTTGTTCACTTTATAGATAGAAGTGCAATCGAAAGATATGTTATAATAATAGACGGTATTTCTCTGCGAGCCTATAATTTACAAACAGGCGCACAGTGTAATATTAATAACGAAGACTCATATAGTACATCTGGGAGTTACCTAAACGAGCCTAACTCTTCTACCTTTACATTTAATCCTCGTAAGCACATAAAGGCACTTACAGTTGCAGATAATACTTTTCTTCTAAATACAAAGAAGACAGTTCTTCAGAATACTACTAACAAAACTGACCCTGTAACAGACGAAGCTGTTGTCACTATTACTCAAGGAGACTATGGGAAACAGTACAGATTAGATGCAGTAAGAAAAATATCTCCTGCGACTGTAGGGGTGACTGTTGAGCCATCCGGTATTCAATATAAACACACTTTTTCAATAACTAATTCTCGCTATGCTTACCATGTTGACGGAACTAATACTGGTACTTTTGACTATGAACAGGTCTTTAGAATTTACCCAAAAGGATTTAGTCCTAATCATCCTGCGGCTTTAAGAGCAGAAATAGGTATAACGCAAGCAGATTATAATGCTAACACTTCTCAACAACAATTTATAAATAGCAGACAAATAGGTTCGTTTACAGGTCATGTTATTAACATTACAAAGCTAACCAAAACAGGGGGAGTTTACGACCTTTTAGATGGAGCGTCACAACCTAACACTGAGGGTTTCGTTCTTCTTGACGAAGAGTTTCCTGAGTGGGTTGTAGAAGCACCCAGAGATACAACCCCAATGGGTACTTTTAACATTACAAGTGGTGGAGATAACGCATCCGACAAGGCAAGCACGGAAACCATTGCAGGGCATTTAATTAGACCTGCCAGCGACAGTCTTTACAACCGAGACGCTGTTAATAACCCTAATAAAGAGTATGTCGATTTCTCAGTAGTTGAAGCAAGAGCAGCATTTAATGCTAATTTTACTTTAAAACAGCATGGGTCTAGTATTGTAGTTTCAGACTTTCCCAAGCAAGGCGAAACATTTAACAGTTATTTTGGCACTGCCGGTAGCATTACGACATATACTCCAACAATGGGAGATGGAGATACAGTAGAGTTTAATGTTTCAGATGGTTTAGCCGGAACAGGAATATCAGTTGCTCACAAACAAACCGATGCAATTACTTCACTACCTGCAAAGTGCCTTAACAACTTTAAGATTAAAATAGTTGGCGACACAACGGCAAATGAAGACGATTACTACGTTAAATTTATAACAAATAGTGGAAGCACTTTTGGAGATGGAGCATTTGTTGAGACAAGTGGTTCAAATATAAACCAACAGATTGAATCAACAACTTTCTTGCATCGTCTTATTAACACAGCCCCAAACGAGTTTTCTCTAAAAAGCGTAGACCCTACGGCAAGAACCGCAGGAGATGACATTAGCAATCCATTTCCAAGTTTTGTTTATGATGGAGTTAATGGAAATGCAACCGATTTTAGAATACAAAACCTTTTCTTCTTCAAGAATAGACTTGGATTGTTAAGCAACGAAAATGTAATTATGTCGGAATCTGGAGAACCTTTTAATTTCTTTAGAACTACTACACTTTCTTTATTAGACACAGCACCTATTGATATATCCATTGCAAGCACTCGTGTTACTAACTTAAAGTCTGCTCAAGGCTTCCAAGAAAACTTAATTATATTTGCAGAGAATGGACAGTTTGTTCTCAAGGGTGGAGATATTCTTTCACCAAGAACTGTGTCTGTTACACCTGTAACTAACTTTGACTCTGACTCAGCAGTAGACCCTATAACTCTTGGGGCATACGTTTACTTTCCTTTTGCTCGTTCAGGATTTACTGGTGTGCGTGAATACACAGTCAACGCATCTACTGATGTATATGACTCTACAGAAATCACTGAGCATATACCTCGTTATATTCCTAGTGATATTTTTGCGTTTGCCGGCACATCAAGCGATGATGCACTAGCTATTGTAAGTAGTAATGATAAAAGCACTGCTTACATATACAGGTTCTTTTTCAATGGACAAAAGAAACTACTTAGCTCATGGTTTAAGTTTACCTTTGATGGTGAGATACGAGGTCTATCTTTCATAGAGTCAGAGTTGTATATTATCCTAGATAAGAATAATGAGACACACATAACAAGTATGTCCTTTGACGCAGGACTTGTAGACGCAGGCGTAAACCATAACACTTACCTAGATATGCGTAGGCAAGTAACTGTTGCTGCCGGTGCAAGTACGATTGATTTATCTAGTTTCTATACACCTGCTGACAACACAGTAAATGTATATACTACTGATGGTGCGTTGATAGCATCCACAAACAGTGGAGCTACAGTTACACTTACAAAGGGAGCTTTGAGTTCTTCAGATGCTACAAGTGTCTTTGTAGGAATACCTTACACAATGACCTATACGTTCTCAAAGCAGATGTTCAAACAAGCCTCTGGGCAATCTAAGAGTCCATCAGCAGGTGGTACAATGAAGCTCAAGAGTTGTTCTATCTTCTATAATAATACTGCACACTTTCAAGTTAAGGTTACTCCAATATCAAGGGATACATACGTTAATAACTTTAGCACTGATGTCATAGACGTTACAAACATTGGGCTAAACCTTGATGATGGCTTCTTTAGAGTACCAGTGTTCTCTAATGCTGAAGATACTAAAATCACGATTGAGAATAGTTCAGCATTGCCAAGTCACTTCCAGAGTGCAGAATTTGAAGTAAATGCCCACCAACGCTCAAGAAGATTCTAACTTTGTTTTTCAACAAGGTAAGCACAAGCTAATAAAAGCTAAGAAAAGTCACATTGGTGACATAGTTCCCTTTATACGCAAAGAGGACAAGCTAGAGGTTGCTTGTATGGGTAAGACCCCAGAGCAAGCACTGAAGCAAGCCTTCCAGACAGACGATATAACTCTTACTATTGTTGACCAAGGTGATGTTCCCATCGCTATGCTTGGTGTTGGTAAGGTCATGAATATGGCTTATATATGGATGCTAGGTACTGATGCAGTCAGGGATGCCTCCTATGACTTCTTAAAAGCCTCAAGGTTGATAACTCAATCACTTACAAAGCCTTATGGTGCAACCTTTAACTTTGTTCACAAAGACAATACCACAGCCATCAAATGGCTAAAATTCTGTGGAGCTACGTTTACACGCAAGCTCTTCTTTAGTAACGAACCCTTTTACGAATTTACAATAACTTACAGAGATAAATAAATATGTGTCCTCCCCTTCTAGCAGCCTTAGGTAGTGCCGTAACTGGTGGTTCTGTAGCAGCAACTACAGCAGCCGGTGCAGTCAATGGTGCAGCCGTAGCAATTGGTGCATCAACATCACTTGGAATAGCCTCTGCCGGTCTTCAAATAAGAGGTCAGCAGATACAAGCAAAGACCCAACGTAGAGTCCAAGAAAATGCCTCTAAGGTTGAGCGTCAGCGTTACCTTAATGAAGTATCTTCTCTGCGTACACAGCAAGCTCAAGAGCAAGTAGCACTAGCTCAGAAGTTACAAGCTAATAAGCGTAGGGCTATGGA